AGATAAAATAATGTATAAAGAAATAACCACCATATTAACAGACTATATATCCGTTGTTTGGAATGACGGTGAAAGGGAAGAGATACCCATACCCGACCATATATGGAAGTTAATTGATAACCATTTAGACAATTATGAACTAGAAAGAAACAAAGAGGAAGGTAATGAATGAAATAACAGAAGAAATGAGCCAACAATACGCTAATTGGATATTAACGGAATGCTCTACACCTATTGATGAAATACAATACTTAGTAAGTGAAATACTAAGCAGTAGAGATGAACAAACAAAAAAGAAACATTTAACAGAATCAATTACTGAGGTAATACAATGGATAAACGAATAGTGAATACATACGTCAAAAAAACAGCAACCAAAAACATTGAGCAATTAGTCAATGTGTTATATGTTGCGTTAAATGGAGATAGTCAACAAGCTAAGGCTTTAATGCTTAGTGTATTATTGGAGGAACCAAAATGAGAGTAATTGAAACGAAAGTATATACGTTTGATGAACTTAGTGAGGAAGCTAAGGAAAAAGCCATTGAAAATTATAGGTACTTAGAAGTAGAATTGTTTGATTGGTACGAACCTATTTATGATATGTTCAAAGATACGTATTCAGACTTATTCGAGATAACCGATATGTATTTTAGTGGGTTCCATTCTCAAGGAGATGGTGCTATGTTTGAATATGATGGAATTACCGAAAAGTTAATTGACGAATTTATTGCTCAATTAGAGTTAACTCCATTACGAAAGAAGATAGTCAAGGATATTTTTTACTTTCGTGGCAGTGGTAAACAACACGGGCATTATTACCACGAAAAGTGTTGTTGGCATATTATCAATATAGAGTGTACGTATGCTTATCGTGAGGGATATTATCCTAACATAGATGAATTTATGTACGAGTTACAAGTTGACTTTGATGATTATGTTCGGGAAAAGTACATTGAGCTTGCTCAACAGCTTTATCAGTGGTTGGAAGATGAATACGAATATCTTACGAATCCAGAAGATGAAGCAATTGAACTCTTCCTACAATCTATTGACTATGAATACAACGAAAATGGAGAAAGAATAATATGAATGAACTAAGAAAATACAAAATAGAGAATCGTTGCCTACAAAAGGAAATAGCCAATAAATTGGGTTATTCCGAATCAAAGGTAACAAGGCTAATGAAAAAGCATTGTTCATTGAGGAAGATACTACCAATGGACGAATACGAAAGAGTTATTCAACTACTTGAATAAAGCTAAGTCATTTCAATTTTTGGATAGGGTACTTGAATTTTTGGGTATCCTATTTTTTTTAAAAATTTTTTGCGTACCCTACCTCAGAAAAAATAGAGTTATCCTACCTAACTCTTTTAAAAACAGTGTTTTGATACATATGTGCATATATGTGTAGGTCATTCTGTCTAATAGTAAAACAAAATGACAATACCAAAAAAAAATAAATATTTTTATTTTCGGTTTTATTTTTGTATTCGCGCGGGTTTCATATATATAGCTTCCCTTTAGAAAAAAAAGAATATTCTCTTTTGTATATTGTTTAAAACTGTTTATATTGAATTGCCTTTGGTGTACACCTTGCCTAAGGCTTTACCCAAAAATTAAAGAAATACAAAAATGACGCACTTAGAAAGAGAAACCGAAAAAAATACTAACAGAATCAAAAAATACATTGACAGACAAATAAGTATTTTAAACTTATTAAATGAAACGTTAGAAGCTGATGAAAAGGAAGCTAAAAAAATCAAGGCTTCAATGGCTTTAGGTTTGGTAGAGTCATCAAATTTAATTAGAGCTAATTTGTCAGAATCATTAAAACAAATAATTAACAGTTAATACTATGTTACAACTTGAATGTATAGAATACGAAATAATTAATAGTATTGGTGAATGGGTAACCATTACCCATTACGAATGGATAGAAACAGAAATTGAAAAAACAGAAGAGGAATAGAGTAATGGAATATTTTAACAACTTAGGACAAGCATATAAAACAGAACTGTTAGAGCTTATCAAAGACGAGATAGAACACAACTGTTTAGAGACCGATACAATAGGTGAAAGATACTTTTGTGTTTCAGACTTTCACCACAAGTTATTCAATGAAAATTATTATTTCGTTTATACTTCTGACTGCAATGACTTTCTAAATAGTCAATTTGATAATACTTTCAACGCTATTGAGATTGTCAAAGAATACGAGGAAAGCAATTTTGGAACGTTCAACACAACTATTGACGCTTTCAACATTGCCAATATGCTTATATACATAATAGGTGAAGACCTAATATACAACGTTCTCAACATTGATGATGATACAACAGCCAAACAAATATCAAACAACATTGAGGAGCTACTATCATGAACTATATTAAACAGAATAGAAAAGAACTACATTTAACCCAATGCGAGCTAGTGAGCCTAATAAACTACAATTTAAGTGAGATAAACTCTCTTTATAGGCTTAGTCAATCCCGCTTATCTTTCCTAGAGAGACTAAACACAGACGAACTGCTAACCAAACTAAATGTACTTGAGTACAAGCAACTTAAAACAATCTTTAACACATTAAGCGAGGTTATATAATGTATACAACCTATATAGAAACAATAAAACACAACGCTCACACAGTCATAAAAACTTATAAGCATAGTGAGATAGTACACAAGACAATAGGAATAGGACATACCAAAAAACAATCTTTGAGCATTCACGAGAAAGAACTTTCAAAGATGGGTTATAATTGTTGTGGTCAAAATACTATCTATGTTGATATAACATAGTTCAAAAACTGTCTAACCTTTACAGCCCTATTATTAAGTTAATAGGGTTATTTTTTTGCCCTTTATTTTGTAGGGTTTAAACATATTATATACTATCAATAGAGAGCCTATATTTTAGCTCTAACGGCTTCAAACTGTTTTACCCTTGTATTGATACGCTTTAATTAAAGATAGGACGTTACAAGGCAGATATAAAGCTCACTCTCAGAAATAAGACAGTAGAGAAAAAAAATATTTTATTCGATAGGGTTACCCTATTAAATTAGGTGAAATGGGGTAGGGAATACCCTCCCTTCCGCAAAAACTAAATTTTCACCAATACCTGTCAATGTTGAATTTCTACGTAGGATACTTGCTTTTTCAGGAATTTCTACGTAAGGTGTGTAAACTACAATAAATTTCTACGTAATGACGTGGCACAAGAAGTCGAAGATTGAGTCAAAAGAGGAGCTAATCGAGGAGATTAAGGTGGTCATCGAGTGCTTGCACGGAATACCATCAATGTCTGATAAGCTGCCTAATTATATATATAACCGCATAGAATCCATTATAGAGTATGTTAAAGAAAAAGGCTGGGACGAACGAGTTTAGCCCTGAAGAAAAGGTAGCTATTCTTAGGGAGATTGAGGTGATGGGCAACGTGTCCAAAGTGGCAGAGAAGTGGGGTGTGTCTAGACAGTCCATATATAACTGGCAGGCTCAGAGAAGAAACCTTGATGAAGAGATAATGATAAGGGAGCAAGCTAAGGACGTTGTAGCACGCTCAAAATTCGACCCAGAGCTCCTAAAAGACCTTGAGCAGTACCGTAACACTCTTCAGTTCATTGGAACGCTAGAGGAGCGAAAAGAGAAGATGTCGGCTAAAGTTGAGTTCATGCTCATCAAGATTACGACCTTATTAGAGAATCATCCTGACCTAGATGAGATACACCCGAAGGACTTGAGTAAAATAATGAAGGATTTGCATGATGTCCGTAAAGAGCTGAGTAATGAGCCGACCATTATTATTGAGTATAAGAACAAGCTGAGGGAACAAACGCTACAAGTGCTACAAGACTTCTTAGATTTAGACCAGCTAAAAGAGTTTGCTCATAGGATGGAAGCAATCGAAGCAGACTACGAGGTTTTATGAAAAAGTTAGTACCGATGTGCATTGTGGTATTGACCGAGTTTATAGGGTGTTTTATCTTGTGCGCATCCTGTAACTCCTTAACGACAGCCCCATCGACAATCTACAACTTAATCTGTTCTTAATGAAGATGAAGTTATTACGCCTACGTCAGGTATGGATGTATTCTGACAATCAACCAACGGAGATTATCCTTGCGCTGGCTAATATCTTTCTGGTTCCTTTTGCGTTGAGTATGGAGGTGGGAACGGGACTGTTTCTTTCTTTGATACCTGCTGTGTCAGGTGTTCATCAAATAATTTGCGTGGCTTCTGACGAGATAAATTGTAGAGTGCGAGCCTCTATGATTTGTCTTGGAGTGTACTCCGCTTCAGCGGTTATGTATCTAGTAACCATAGGCTTCCCTAGTCCAACACACTACGGGTGGCTTCTATTTATAATCGCAGCTTTCGGTAGTATGTCCAGACTATCGAGAGAAAAAATATATAAAAACAGTAATGGATAACATCACACAAATTGTTATTACGCTCGCAACCGTACTGGGCTCCGCTGGGGTCTGGAAGTTCTTTGAAGCTAGGCTTAAGATAAAAGCTGAGCAGAAACAGAATGAAGCCAATAATAGCGACACTGTTCAGTACAGGGACGACCTGAAGAACAGGGTGCGTAACCTTGAGAACTTATTGGAAGAGTCATCCGATGAAAAGGATGAGTTGCGAAGTCAAATATTAAAGCTGACAGAGGAAGTATCTGCGTTAAGGATTAAAGTTGAATTTTTAGAGAAGGAGAATGAAAGACTCAAACTCAAATAACTTTAAGTGCTTAGGTCAGGTTTCTACTGGTAAGCGGTGCGAAAAACAGTGCCCAATGTGCAAGCGAGCGTATGAGCCAAAAATCAAAAAAGAATAATTGGTCAGACTTATTAGTCAACATAGTAGGACACGAGCCACCTCCTGACTCGTTAGACCTGCGTAATTCTTTTATCGAAAATTGTTTAGCTGACCAAGACGGCAATAAAGTAACGCAAGCCCATATTCATCATACGATGCAGCAGGGCATCTATGACTGGGAGCAACAAGCCCTATCTAAGAACGCTCGCTTAAATGGGTTGATTAGAGCGCCCTATAATACGGGTAAGTCGCAACAAGTGCCCATTGGCTTGTCTGCCTGTTTGGCCACAAGGAAGCCCGAGTTGGAGACGCTCATCATTTCTGCGGACGGGGGTATTGCCGTGAAGCGTATCTTGTCCCTTAGGGCTCTTTTTTTGAGCACTGAGTACAAGTATTGGTGCCGTGAACACAACTTTACGCCTGTAGAGTTTGATAGGACGGACACGGGCTCTACACAGCGCATCATACTGCAAAGTCGTAACAGGACGGGTAACCCATCGTTTGAGGCCTATGCTGTGCTTACACGGACGACAGGTCAAAGGGCGGGTCTGCTCATCTTGGACGACGTGTGCAACGATGAGGACAAGAACAGTGCGGCACGTAGAAAGGACGTCTGGGGTAAAGTGTCGAACACGTGGATTAAGCGTGTACACGACAGGGGTACCATTATTAGCGTGTGTACGCCGTATCATCCGGACGATGCAAATTCACGCTTGATGCGCACGGGCATATTCAACGTGTTGCAAATAGCGGTGACACCAGAGAAAGATGGATATAT